AAAATTTATTTCATTATAGTATATGTTATAATTGCGAGAAAAATATAGGAGGGTTACGGATTCGAACCGCATGCCTTCGTTTTTCATCGCTGTTCGACTTTAAACTTCTTTCCCTCTCTATTAGAGTGTATGTATTTTTTGCGAGGAGAAAAAGGAAAGAGTATTAACTCCTCCTTTACCTTCTGATAATCTTAACAATCAACCATATTACGCCCAAGCCCAATATCAGTGTTATCATATTATCATCTCCTTCATTAGAAGGCATGTAAAAGTTGCGAAAAAATAGAATACCATATTCATAGAGTTTGTTCTCATGACCGCACGGTTTCCCACCGCTCTGCGCTTTGTTAGGTATTGCTCCCTTGGCCGCTTTCGCACTTTAAATATGTGCAAATCTTGCGAAAAACAGAAAAGAAAGCTTTATACTGCTCTCTTTCTATCCTCCTCTTTCTGAATGGAACCCTATCTAGCCTTCCGAATGATCCAATCCCGACATTTCTTTCCTGACGTCGATTCGTCCTTTGTAGTATTTCTGTCTACCATACATGATAATAGACAAAAATAACGTTCCTACGATCTCCAATCCGGAAATTGCTAACGCGATTTTCTCCATTTTCGAAAACATAAGTATTCCTCCTTTCATTATAGCATATGTTATTTTCGCGAAGAGAAAAGAAGCCTAAGCTTCTCCTCCTCGACCTTTTTCGATCTGGAGTGTCATATTGTCTGCTTTGAAATGTATTAACATATTTTCTTGTTTGCTCTTCCCGTCACCCTCCAAGGCCTCAACAGGGACTTCAAAGTCCACGTTGACATTCTTGGCTTCGTATAAGATTCCCCTCCTTAGTATAGCTGTTAATATCATGTTCGTCATTTTTGTCATAATTTTTCACTCCTTTCATTATAGCATATGTAATAACTGCGAGCAAAAAAAAGAAAGCCTAAGCTTTCTCTTCATATTTTTTGTCTAGTTCAGATAACTCATTGACCAATTTCATGAAATCATTTCTTACCCTCATTATAAATTCCTTTTGATCCTCAGTTAAGTCCGCCATCAAATATCCTCCTTTCATTATAATGTATGTATTTATTGCGAAAAAAAGAAGCATATGCTTCTTCTATAATCTATAAATAGATCCTCTTTCGAAAATCATACCTTCTTTTATTTTCTGGAAGCAACATAAACAGTGTTAATTTAAGATAATCCATAAAACTTCCTTCTGTTACATTCAGTATATACACGTCCTCATCATTAAAATGGTCAATACCGCCTATAACTTTTTTGAATGTTTTAGCTTTTCTTCTTAAACTATAATTCATATTTCTTCCCCCTTTCATTATAGGGCTTGTAATTTCTGCGACTCCTCTTCGACCACTGCCCGTAATAGGATTAAATAATTAATATGATCGGTTATTTTTTCAGACCACAGACTCATAGGATTTGTTTCCTTACTCATACACATATCATAGATAGAGACGGTGTGTTTAATCATCATGCCTGCAAGTGCTTGGCGGACAGTAGTTCCCTCTAAGGCTGCAGCAATCTTAAAATTATGAAGACGGTCCTCGGTGGCATACTCCCCTCCTTTTACCTGTAGGGTACTCGTACACTTTAATAATTGGGGTCCTACCACTCTGTTGAAATCTTCTAAATTCATATCTATTCCTCCTTATAATATGAAAAAAGGAAAGGCATGCCGTTAAGCACGCCACTTCACAATCCATTGTAGTGCTCTCGTAGTGATGATGTTTCCTCGCTCATATCCCATTACCACTAGGATGTACAAGATGTTTCCAATTATGATGGCAATTACGTCCTTGCTTATACGGTTCTTTTTACTTTCGTTTTGAACCTTACAAAGCTTGTCTAAATTGTTAGCAATCTTTGAATACTCTGGTGCATCTGGTGGTACATGTGACATGATCTCTAGGACACAGTCAATCTCCTTCTCCAGCAATGTTTGCTTGTGCAATTTTGTGATGAACATGTAGTCTTTCCCCTCTCAAGATGTCTTTTCTCTCTATTATAGGCTAAGTTATTTTTGCGAGGGATCAAATATCTTGGTTGCCGCTGGTGTAGTCGTACCAATATCATTAATCGGCAACGTCTTAGCAAGTGGGTCATTATATGTTATATTTGTGGGCACAATTGTAGAAGGATCTATGGATTTACTAATATCATACGTACCAGCCGCAGCAGTAGCAATTAGGAACGAATTAAGTACCCCCAGTCCGATGGCCTCTATCGTGAAATCTCCCATCACAAATAACATGAACAACTGAATAACCAGGGCGAAGAATACAGCTAGGAGACGAACGACCCAGTCGTTGAAATACTTCTTGACAGGCTCCTTGAAGAATTGAACCAATAAATATGTTACCGCCATAAGTCCGGCGTAACTCCCCAAATATGATGTGGTAAATAAATCATTAGGCATAAAAATTTCCTCCTTATAATGTTTTCGCGTAATTAGCAGCTAAGATAGCTGTTTCCGGTCCCCTCAACCCACAGAGATTAGTTACATTCGGATGGTCTTTTACCTCCGGACCACCGACCACTATCAGATGTTTCGCCATTTTTGCATCGGGATGGATATCGGGTTTACCATCCCTACATGTCATCAGACAATTACTTAATCTCTCTGAGATTTGTATAGCCCCCGAGTAATCCTTTGCAGTCCAGAAAACGATCACATGTTTCAACACAATATTTTCTCCTTTACTGGCTCTCACAAGACGAACCACTTCGTCAACCTCCATCACAAAATCGCTGAATGTCTTGCCATATTCTTTAAAATATTCGATAGGGTCCTGATGGTCCGTCTCATGGTACCTATTTGATATCCCTTCGTGGGACCAAAGCCCGGCGCGAATATACCATCCATAACGAATGAATGCATCGGCAACGAGCCAGACGGTACGATTCCAAACCTCACGGAATTTCTCGGGATCATGTGTCTTAGGGACACACATCTCAACACTCAAATATTCATTATTTGCTGTCGGTCCAGCATGCCAGGCAACCTCATTTTCTGGAATCGTTCGTATTATTTGCGTCCAGTCTACAAAATAATGAGCACTTCCCCGCCGATCGCCACCGTCAAAATAGTCATGTTCATTCTGGGCAGTGGCGCCCTTCGTCGCGGTGTCGTGGATAACAAAACCCTGTGGACATAACCTCTGTTTTGGCCGATTATGTGTAATTAGTTGTTCGGATATGGGATACATAAATATCATTATCGCCTCATTTCATTACTTGATGTTCGATTCGCTCTACAGCCTCCTTAACCGTTTCGAGCATCGTAAATTTTCCTGTTAGATTATCAATTGTAGAAATATACTTCTCCTCTCTCTCAATATATTTGTTTTCCCTATTAGTGCTCGTCATTAGAGTCCATCGAACTAAATAAGTTAAGGCCAGGCAAGTCACTACAAGGAATATAAGAATAAGATTATCCGTCTTAAGGCCATAATCTAAAATCTGTCCAATGAATTCCATTTATCAATCCTCCTCATTTTAGGCATAAAAATAACGCCCTAGTTGGCGTTTAAAATCCTTATTTTGATAATGCTAAAGTTCATTAACTCTGAACCAATCGAAGCAATTAAGCACACCTGAGGTTCCTACCCTATACGCCCCAATCCCTATATGCGTTATTGAGGTAAGGTACGCTGTTACGACTTCAGTATAGGCAGTGATCCAGTTTACACCATCATTGGAAGCTTCGAAATATATCGTTCCACTTTCTATCCTTGCCCTGAGATATTTAGCTGGATAATATGCTGTATAGCCTATCGTAACGCTTGTAGATGTATGTGTTACCGGTGTAACTCTATAAGCAGACAGGTATGTGTTCGTTGCCCTGTTTTGATTTAAAAAATATACCACCTTATCGTTTGTCATGTCATATAGGGCAATTCCTCCACCATAATAATTTGCAAGGACAGAAAAGCATTCATGTTTTGTCGTAGCAATAAAATCACCTGTCGGGGCTGCTTGAACGATTGCCGAGAATCCATTTGTACCGGCATCATTCAGGTGGAGCTTGCCATCGACTGTAGCTACACAACTTCTCTGATTACACCACGACCATTTAGCATTTAGCGTTGACCCCGCAAACTCATCATCCCAATCGCTAGGACTTGCAGGGGGTTCGTCAACCGCATTTTCGTAATATGATCCCCCGCTACCACTCGCCGCTATGGTGATTTTTTTTGTCTCATCATCCTGCGTGAGAGTCACGTTTGTCCCTGCCGCCAGCTCGATAGCCCCCGTTAACGCCGTTCCGCCAGTCTTTTTTATGCTGGCAACGACTTCGTGCGTATGATTCTTCGCGGCATAGACCTCATCATGGTTGTGATTGAGAGCTGAGTATGCCTCATCATGGTTGTGATTGAGAGCTGAGTATGCCTCATCATGGTTGTGATTGAGAGCTGAGTATGCCTCATCATGGTTGTGATTGAGATTGGCTTTGGGCGAATTCGATTCGCTCGATAGTGTTTTGTCAATGCTGCCTTTTGATAGATTGTTTAGCCATTTCTTCATTTTCGCTTCCTGATCTAATATATAGCTGCCCAGATCAAGGGTTGTCTCCACTTTTCCATTGTCATCTACACCGAGAGTTATGGCCATGACTCGTATTACTTGATTAATTGCTACGGACGCGTTGTATCCGGGTGTAGTTACTCCATTTTCTGCGGGTTCCCGAAGAGTAATATAATCCCCTACATTATAGTGCACAAAAGGACTAAAGGGATAAACATCCACCTCGATCTGATCTGACCATTCGGGGAAGGTATGCAGGGTGAGTACTTTGTGTCCATAATCAGTGAGACCCCCCTCGGACAGGTCCCGCGCCATTAAGTACCCCTCACGGCGGCCATAGTCGTTAATAGAGGGCGAATCCTCCTGTACAGAAATTGCACCTGCATCGCCTTCGATGAGTAATGAGGTCTTAATGGGTGCACTGTTAATAACCCTTGTATGTGCCATTAATCCTGTCACGGGTTCGAGTACAATCCCCCTATTACTCGCTCGTGCCGTATAAGCATGGAGTACAAGGGAACTATTCATTTCCACATCCAGAGTCTTAAGCTCAGTTAATTTGTTTACCACCGATAATAGATCCTCACCCGTGTGGAACTCTAGAGATACTAAATGCGATTCTACCCAAGGTAATCCATTACTGTCTAAGGTTGCAGTGAAATCCACAGTGACGTCCGTGATAGTCCCTCGAGAGTGTGCCTCGTTTAAAAGATCAAGCAGGATTACTGCCCCATAAACATTTGTCCAGGACCGTTCTAAGGTCGTTTGAGCCGGATATCCTGCTGGATATATGATAGCATTTTCAAGTAGAGAGAGAACCCCTCGTCCAGTGATTACAACAAGGTTTTCCATATTGCTATTTACATAATGGGGACTTATACCCTCAACTACCCAAGCGAAGACCTCTTTTTGATTATAATAACATTTTACAATCCTTCCGAGTGTCAATTCTACCAATTTTGGATCATCACGATTGACTGTAAGCATCCCACTACCTGGTGCATTTAACTGTTTTTGAAAACTACGACTTGTGGCATTTTCCATGGTAACAAGGGGGGAAGTTAGAGTTAGCCGATCAAATGCTTTTAACTCAAGGAAATAATCCTCACCAACGACTGCCTCGATTATCTCGATCGCAAATATTTCACTCCCACGAAGACCCGCTTCAACTGGCTTATCCAATGTGACCTTTAGAGTATATATTCCAGGTTCCATATCGCCAGGAGTTTGAATAGAGATCTCTTCCCAACCCCATATTATTGCACCGATCGGGATGGAATTAAGTAAAACTGTACCCCCATATTGACGGAGGAACCTGTTCTCATTCGTCGTGTCATCGCCTGAGCCATAGCCAAAGCCTGTGCCATAGATTGTAATTGTGTCACCCGGTGCAACACTGGTCCTACTTAAGTAATCTATCCAAGGCCAAGGCGGGTCATCAGTGACGTTGAGAGGGGCATACAACGCTCTAGTTGCCCTGAGTTTGCCAAAACCACGATTAGCAGGAGTATATAATACCCGCTGGCTTCGCTCTTTTCCGAAACCACGATTTGCGACCGCGAATAAGGCGCGGTCTTCTCGTGCTTTGCCAAAACCAATATTCTCAACAAGATACAAAGCCCTGATCATGACGACCAGCTGCCTATCTCAACGGTAAAGCGCGGAGCCCTCGGGCCTAGCAGTTGCGTCGGCGGAGGAATTGTGTTTTTAATGATGATACTGCTAGTCGTGGCAGATGGGGACAGCGTAGCAATCGTTGCGCTTGTGACCCATGTCTCGCCTTCGTCCATGCTAAAAACAAAATCATCATCCACTAACCCCAGGGATAGATTGTTCGCCGTTTTTGTTTCGCTGCTATTTTTTAGTTTGATTCTGTGCTGAATTGTTGTACCTTCTGGCCTATCGCCAAAATCAAGGTCACGTATAAATTCCGGGTCATCAATTTCATCGTCATCTAAGAACAGAATGTCATCTGGGATTTCACCTGATGCTTTAGTTCCGTAGATATGGAGGGCATAAATATCGATTCGTTGCTCGGTGCCGCCGATTGTTGCAGTATAAGCTACTCTTATAACTTTTACAGCTTCAGAAAAAGTACAAGGCCTAATTTTGTCTCTCCAATCATCATCACCATCAAGATTACAAGGTATATCTCCATTTGGCAGCGTTGCCGCGAGCCATGTTCCGTCAAGCCCATTTGTGCTATCTGGACTAGCGTGTACGGATATACTTGGCGCACTTTCAATAAGGTGTAAAAACCCAAGCCCCGAAACATTATATTTTTCGGGCAAAAATATCCACAGGACTCGAGTTTTTGGGTCCGCTGCGGGGCTTATACTAATAACTTTATTTTGTTTTGATTCTCCATTTAGATACCCAAGTTGTACACTTGTAAGTGCTCCTGTAATAACATCAATATCTGTACCTTGATAAGCAGACCCCCCACCTATGTCGTATTCAAAGCGTCGCCCCGGTATTGTTGCGTATGCCATGCTTTTCCCCCCCTTTTTAAATATATGCCGGATAATAAGAAATCTCAACACTCCCTCCAAATGTGTCACAGGTTATTTCCATGGCGTTAGTCCCAGGGTTAAGTGTGAACCAACTCGGATCGCCCAAATGAATTAAGAAACCTAAATAATTTTCATCGTTAACTGTCACTTTTTGATTAGTAAGATCAATTATGGCCTCTACGCCATTAGCTAAAATCCCGGTATAGGTACAAGAAATCTCATTCGTAGTATTATTTATTTTTATATTGCTAGCGATACCTGTAATTTTTATAGTGCCTTTTTTAACATGTGCAGTCCCTACATTGGTAAGCACCGCGGATACACTACCGCTAGTTAGCTCTATCGTCTCTGTGACTAGTGTCTCGCCATAATAAAAGGGATCGGCAAACCGCAATTCAACAGACATTCTTGCAGAGACAGTCTCCCTCTCCTTGAAGATGGTAAGTACACTAGTAATCTCTACCTGCGCTACTCGATAAGTCCCGTCCAACATCTGTACTCTAAAAGACACCTGACCTGGCAAGGAAAAGATGGACTTCAAATACTCAACATTGAGTTCAAGTTGTTCCCTCTCGGTTACTCCCGGGGGCAGTATTCCATCAACGTTTACCCCTATGATCCACATATTTAGCACTTCTACTCGTTGATTAAAGGGTTTACGGCCTGTATGGCGTGCCCCGTCCCTATAAGGGATTACAATATTTTCCCCTCGTCTCTCGGGTACCGAGAATGGCATGGTTTCAACGTTCCATGCCGGAGTAGTGAGTAAGACGTTACCCAAATATATATTTCGAATCATTAAGCACCTCCTAAATATGCAACGCGCATAAGTTGTGTCCGAAGACTATCTGATGCCGGTTCCGGTGCCGGATTTGTAATATTGATTTCGTAGGTTGGCTCGGATGATCCCTCCTCTGTCGGTGCGAACCTTTCAATTGCATCTGATAGACGGCTTAGTATTGTTCCCATTTTTGAGTCAGGGTCTATTACATTCCCCCCATTTTGATTTGTGCTGGCTATAGATAACGCTCCATTTTGCGTAGCCGATACATTTATGCCCCGCTGCTGATCGAATGCGGATTGTAGACCCGAATTAACATTTGTTAGGTCGAGGACAGGTCGAATTGTCGGATCAACTTCAATCTCTGCATAGATGCCCGAGTTTCTTATTATGGAGTCGGTTAAGGCAGAATTAACAGTCTGTCCTATATTATTAGCAGCGGACTCCGACATACCACCATATTTTATTAACCCATCAGCATATGCACCCAATTTCTCGAATTCTTTTGAGGGAGAGGCTATACCGAGGGCGTTCTTGGCAGCAATGAGAGCACTCCTAGCCATTTCAGCCGCACCATAGGCGAGTTTACCGATCATACTAGTCATACCGTTAAGGAGACCGCCAACCAAGTTTACACCTACTTGACCAAAACTAGGTATGAATGCTGTCAATGCAGCCTTACCAGCCTCACCAATGGCCACCATTAAATTGTTCATTGCTCCAACCAGTGTGTCAGTATTTCCACGGAGGGCGTCAGCCACGCCATTGATAAACGCTATCACCAAGTCAAAGCCTGCCTGAATAACCCGGGGAAGATTTACTATGATGGTGTTGATAAACGCAACAAGGGCATCTACTGCAGCGGTTACTATCTTAGGCATGTTAATGGCTATGCCTGTTAGAATTGCAACCATTATTTGTGTGCCTGCATCCATGAGCTTGGGAATAAGCATTATAATAGTGTCTAACATGGCCGTTATGACAACTACCATAGCTGTCATGAATTTAGGCGTTGAGTCTATGATCACCTGTAATACAGAGGTAATAATATTATACAAATATCCCGTAAGATCCGAAAGGGATTTAAATATAAAGACAATTGATGATACGAGGGCCGTTAACCCAGCGGCAACCGCTGTTAACCCCGTACCAATTAGAATTAATGCGGCTCCTGCAGCTGCACCTCCAGCAGCAATCAGTAATATAGCTGCAGCTAGACCTAACATTGCTGGAATTAAGGGTCTCAATATAACTGTTGCACCCCCTAATATAACTAACGCGGCTACTAAGGTTAGTAAGGCCTTAGAAATGCTCTTGATTGGCATGCCCCCCAATGTTTTTATAACAGGGGTTAATATAGCTAGTGCGCCCGCTAATACAAGTAGGAAGGCTGCTCCGGAAATGGATGCCTTCATAAATTTCATTGCCACGCCCAATATTAATAGTGCGGCGGCTAGAGTTATTAAACCTTTTGATATGACATTAACGGGCATACTACCCATACTTTCAATTACGGCAGAGAATATAACTAATGCGCCGGATAGAATGGTTATACCTATAGAAGATCTTATTATATCATTAGAACTTGTAAATTCCATAAAAGTTGATAGGGCTATAAGCACATAGGTTAGAGAATATAACCCTTTAATCAATGTCTCAATGCCCATGTTCCCAAATCTATTTACGGCCCCCGACAATCCGTTTAATGCCGCGGTTAGAAGTAAAAGAGATACAGCTCCTCCTATCCCTAGACTCATACGTGATGAATTTAAGAATATTTTTAGTTCTAAAAACATCAGTCCAATACTTGCAAGCCCTTTTGTTAGGGTTTTAAGACTGAGATTCCCCATTTTCTCCACAGCCATTGATAATATTCCTAGAGATGCTGCTAATGCAATGAAACCGATTGACCCCCTTGTCATTAAGGCTGAATTAGCTGATAGGAGTTTTGAGGACGCCACCAATATAGCCGTTAGACTACCGACACCCACAAGTCCCTTGAGAATATCATCCCAATCAACACCTGCTAACCGATGCATAGCGGTTGAGAGCAACATTACGGCCGTTGATAGTCCTATCATTCCAAACGTTAGAACAGATATCGATATAAAACCTTTAAGACCGGCAGTGGCAACAACCCTCATAAATGCGGACATAGCCGCGAAGAGCTCGATAAACAATATGGATATGCCAGTTAAAGCTGAGGATAAACTCTTGGGGTCTATTAAAGATAACACTGTAAGTGCCGCCGCTAGGATACCTATAGCCATCGCAATTTTAAGCAACGTACCAGCATTAAGTTGGTTTTGATATGCCTGAAGACTGTCTGCAACACCATCAAGTATGCCTGTGATGCCACCTAGAAAATCACCAGCACTGTCAGCTATACCTTTAAGTGAGAATATAAGTTTTCCTATCCCTAGTAATATTCCAGCACTAAACGCGCTATTGATAACACTAAATAGTTTTTCAAAATTAAAACTTTCAAAAATCTTTGATGTAAAATCGGTAACAACTTTAAACGCATATCCCACTGCATTTGCAAAGTTGTTAAATATGGCAGGTAATATGTTCATACCATTGAACATTTCGGGAATTGGCTTGACAATCTCCTTGAATTTCTCCAGAATACCATTAAGTATACCTGAGGCTTTTATCGACTCATTGAGATTTATTAGAAAACCACCAAAACTGCCTGCCAATTGTAAAATTCCGCCCCCCACTGGGACAGATATGCCTAATAACATAGCCAATCCTCTGGCAAGAGTGCCTACGATTTGATACCCGATGCTCCATAGAGAGAATAAACCTTTAAATGCTAATTTAAGATTTAGTGCTGTGTTCTCACTTATTTGAAGGTTCTTCGTGAAGTCCCTGAAGGCCTTTGTTATTGCGACCAATCGTTCGCCGGTCATTGCAGGGAAAACGTCGCGGAAAGCTTCGCCAATTGGTCTTAGGATTGCCATAAGAGCATGGAATGAATTTGTAAGGCCTTCAATTAATGCATCTCTACCCCCATTTTGATTCCAGAACAGGAGCATTTCATTTCTGGACTTAGCAATAGGTCCTACAAGGGCTCCAAAGGCATCTTCATACTTGTCAAGGTCTTAGAAGCCTGTTCCTTATCACCGATGATATGTTCCCATGAAACGGCCCATCCAGATTGGACGGTCTCCTTCATTGTGCCGTATAAATCAGTGAATGTTTTAACCTCAGTTGCGGCTTTAAGTAAGGCTTTATCCTCCGCAAAGTCTGAGAGCGTCTTTACGAGCACCTTTGTCGTTAGCCATTCATCTTGTAAGGTTTGTCTGAAAGGTACTGATTCATCAACGAAAATTCCCATTTGTTTGGCCGTTTTCTTTAACGCATTTTGAAAGAGTTCTCCACCCATACCGGCGTTAACTACTGAGTTCCAATCCATAAGACTGACTTTTCCCGCCGCGAGTGCCTGGGAGAGTTGATACATTGCTGTTGCCGCTTGCATAGGGGTTGAACCTGAACCAGCTGCTAAATTGGCTATCCCTTTAATTGCGTTGGTGGAAGTCTTTAAATCTATACCCGCAGCTGTAAACGTCCCAATGTTACGAGTCATCTCAGAAAAGTTATATATCGTTTGATCGGAATATTCATTTAACTCTTCAAGCGCCGCGATAACATCTTTAAGTGTGGTTCCCTTACTTGCTGTATTTGTAAGGATTGTCTGTATCGAACCCATTTTCGTTTCATATTCATGAAAACCCGTGGTTATGGGATCAAGCGTTAGGGATGTGACCATTTGTTTACCCATATTTACAACTGAATTTGTTAGATTAGCAATAGTGGTCATCCCTATAACACCAAGTGTTGAGAATCTACTAGCAATGGCGTCCACCCCGGCAGAAATACCAGTAAGGGAAAATGATTTGGCCGCCGAATCGAGATTTGATAGACTCCTGGCCGAGGCATCAAAATTTAGTCCCCTTTTTAAGTCCTCAACCGTCTTTAAACTTTGTTTGGCGTTGCTCTCAAATTGTTTATTATTGAGTTGCATATCAACAATGCGTTCGTCAACTTTACCACTCATAAATTACTTACCTCCCTCCATAAGTCATTTGCCAGTTTATCAAGTATTGGCCGGATCGCAGGCTTAATATAATTACGACCCTGAACGTAACCTCCATTCCTTGTACCATGTCCATACTGAAGAATAATCGCGATAGGAACACCTGACACCACATTCGAATTGGTCCAACTTATTGAGAAGCCCGATCCAGAAACTCTGATTTCGTGATCCCATGAATTGGATGTCAAACCAGTATCAACAGGTGTAGCCTTAGCAAGGGCCAAGATGCCTTTGTGTGCGTATTCCTCCAGAATATGTAAATAATTAACTCTCTGGGCACGACTCAAAAAGCGCTTGGTATTCGTAAAGTCACCTCTGTGTTTAAATACAATCATCGATGGATTACCCCCTGCTATTTAATGATTTTCTACGTGCAGCATTTAAGGCGGCGTTACGACTCATTACTTCCTTCTTACTCATGTTCTTGGGAGGATTATTCTTTATATTACACACTTTAATAAGTGTTAATAGACGATTTAGGTGCCACTTCTGACATTCAAATGGTATATTCAGAGCGATCATCCAATAATAGATGACCTCCGCCGTGATAATTCCTCTTTTACCCGGTGTGTTTTCCTTGGAAAAGGTTGTAGCCGTCATGGGTTCATCAATATACTTGTTAATTTCTAAAATATTTTTTTGAGAAATTACTTTATAAATATTAGGATTAACATTTTGAGTAGTTGTCATACAACGAATATAATCGATAGACTCTTCAATAGTCTTTTCCTCTTTTGCCAGGAAAGGTTTACACCATTTCGACTCCCATTTTGAAAGGGAAACCAGAGAATGTTCCAGATGTAATACCTGCTCCTTCGTGTTAGTAAACTCGTTTTTAATTCCATCATACAATTCGATAGAAGGTATTGTAATCTTTAACATCTCTGGTCTCCTTTTATTTCATATTATTTGGATTCAGATCCGACCGGAACCTGGGGTGCCCATGACGAGATGAGGCCATTCATAAAAGCCTCCGCGGCCTCCTCGCTTCCACCTATCTCCGTAAACAATACGCAGTAGGCTTCTGTCTGTGAAAAGGCTTCGCTGATCTCCTCGCTCTTAATGAAACGTTTACCATCTGGCGACTTCTCACCGTAGGCTTTGAGGATTACCTCCTTGAATATTTGAATAATCTGTTTATCATCCTTGGCATCAACGATCTCTTTAACCGCCTGGGAGAAACCACCAGGACGTGATGCTTCCATCTCGCTAACTTCGACTTTATTGAGATTAAAGTAGAAATCTTCAGTCCGTTTATTGCCGTTATAGTCAGTGTAAGTAATAGTCTTTTTTAACATACCATTTAACTCCTTTCAAAATAAAAAGGGAGTCCCCATATTTCAGAGGACCCCATTGACGAGAGGACTTAGGAATTTTTATTAACCAGCCACGGTCTTAAAGTTCTTGACCTCGGCCGCGAGAGATTGTCCATAAATATCTACTACGCCACCAACCGTAACAATGTAGATGGTATTATTGGCAAGATTCTCTGTCGGATTGAATGTGAGTATCTTCCCTGCAACATCCCAGGTCTTCGCTCCGGCAACAATAACGCCGGCAGCTGATGTAACAACGACAGATTCACGTAGGATTGCATTGTTGAATGTAAGAACGACATTTGCATCAATCGCCGCATCTTCTGCATCATCAAGAGGACTAATGGAGGATAGTGCTAAGGCAGCAGGCGCACCCGTTGTGAATAATGTTATAACCTCATCCGGTAAGGGAAGACGTGGGTCAGCACCCGCGGTACCATAGATAATATCCTCAAGGGCAGCAAGAGTTTCGGCGACCACTTGGGTAGAGTCAATAGTTAGACAGGCTGTTGGCTTCTGTCCTGTGACGGCCACAGGGGTTGTTGAGATCTCCCAGGAGAATGTAATTGCTTCCGGGGAGTCATTGATCGTCTGATATCCCTTCTCGGATGGTGCAGTCTGAGCACCATAAACCAGATGCAATTTATATCCATGATCAACCCCATCGGCATCATTGCCAAGGGTAGTTTTGTAGCATAACCCAAACACTGGACGGGCTTGTTGATAAATGAATACACCTGTAACGGCTTCGACCGATCCATCACAGATAGCGAATTCATCCGGATAAGTGAATGCCTCAATTGTCGCTCCAAATTCTTCGGCAGACATCAGATTCAAATATTTAATATCATCCGCGTATTTCGGATTGGGTTCAGCCCCTGAGGGTTTCTCATTGACGGCGCTAAGTCCATTCCAAACAACACCTAGAGGATAGGTCCCATCAGAAATTCGGGGGTAAAGGACCCCCTGTTTAACACCTGTTTCATATAAACGAGCGCCAACTACATCCCAAACAAGTTTAGCCATATTTTTATGCCTCCTTAATAATAGAGATTGTAAACGTCATGGTTAAGATTATCCGCCGTGTAATGACGTTGAAATTTACACATTGGTAGATTTGCTATTTTTCCGGGAATTGTACTATCCGGGTCCGCATCGATTACGATAATTTGATACCGAAGGGTATGGACGTATGGTGTGTTATCTGCAAAGAGGGTCTTAGTGTCACTATGCGAATACACAATACATGGATATTCCATCTTGACCGTCGCGGGGGGTTGAAAATATACATGCTCGGAGTCAAGGAGTGTCTCCAACAAATTCTGAAGATCAATCCGACTTCCCATTATACACACCCCCAATCGTTAATAGGAGGCGGGGCCTCTGGACTTCAATATTCGTAATTTTCCAGGAGGTCCCCATCCACACGACATATCGCATTGCATGGAAATTCTGATAGGCAAAGGGGTCGGCTACGATACTGATCGAATTGTTAATTGTAAGATTATCATTAAGATTCTCCCCAGCCTGCCATCGTCCAGTGTTTCTTATAACGTCCCCAGAGTAATTACGCTCTACAATGGTTTCCGTCCAGACTCCGGGGGCTGTTTCAGTAGTTTCAGCATAGCCAATTGCCCCATAAAACTTCCCCATTTTGAATCTCCTTTATCGGTTTTTAATTGCCCTCCACAACCTGCTCAATAACGAGCGCTGATTTTGGTTTGGTGAGGGCACCAGAGCAACGAGTTTCCATTAAATACTTGTATTGGTTATAATCGATGTCGAAATCATCGAACATGTTAATCGCTCCGCCCTTATCAGCGCCGACAGTATAGTCAGTAAGATTGACCAGGATACCGATTAAACTCAAAGTAACATTTTCCACAACCCGGGTCTTATCGTCCATAAGATTAACTTCGACGATTTTAGAAACACGGAGTGCGGCTGCTAATTCGGCTAGGGTTGGATAAAGACGCCGACCACTATTGATTTCTTTCAGGAGCAACATATCGGTAAGAACATCGGTCCCAATGTAAAGTGCGGGATTACCCGTTCCCTTATAGAATTTGCGCGCCCGGACGATCTCATCAATTATATCTTCCGTATCCTTGTCGACGGCTATTTGAATATGATGAGCATAGGTGTCATTATCCGTATAGATCGGACGAATATTTGTTTCGCTGATCTTATCCGCTGACTCAGGATCACGACCATCCCCAATTAGGATTACCCGAGCTAGTTCCTCATCCAGCATAACACGCATCTCAGCCTTTAGGAAGGCAACCACATCGAGATCAGTAATATCAATGATGTCATCGCGATCGAGTTTCTGTTTCTTATAAATGGTTGTCGGATCAGTGGTTCGTTTAAGTAAGGAAATAACCTCTTCCTTCTTCAAGGAGCCTTTGACATAACCCAAAGCCCTTGCTGCATCAGCAGTAATATCAGCAGCTGTGCTCTTAATTCGGGAAAATGGAGTATGACGTGTTCCAGAAATTACACCAGCAACCCATTCCATATCCCTGGCAATCATCTCTGGTGTCGGTGTTACGGTTTTAGCATCCGGGAATAGATAATCGATATCTGTAATACCATATGCTCCAGCATGTGAAAGAAAACTCTCTTTGAGAGAACCACATTTTTGAGCATCCGCAAAAATCGTCGTTATTTGTTCACGAGACAAAGTGGGTCGTTGCTGTCTCTGTTGCTGGGCCCCATACATTTCAAAAGCATTTTTCTTCATTGTTTTCTTACCTCCTAGTTCTGAATGAAATAATCGAACCCCCTCGTCACTGTGACTAGCAGCTCCACCAGATTCACTGATAGCCTGACCTACCATGAAGTAAACTACCTGTTTCTGATCCTCGGTGAAACTATCAAAGATATCTTGAATCGTTTGATCCCCGCCACCAGCGGCATGTTGAACATCGTCCAATGTCAATGGTTGTGACATATAAATGATAGCCTCATCGTCTAAGATTTCTTCACTATCATCACCATGTTGAAGAGTAACATTATCAATAAAGGCCCCAGGATTCGCTCCGGCCAGAACAAGACTAACCTCTTTAATTGCCCCGTGCAGTACATCTTTAGCCTTCTGGATAAGTTCATTAGCATAAATGGATAAAGAGGTAATATCCCCATGCTCAACTGCTGTCTTGGCATTTTGGCCGCTCGGGGAATCGTTGAATGTGCAATAAGCATAGACTCCGTCATCCCGATTTTCCAAAAGAGCATGCCCTAAGACATTCATTGGATCATTATGCAGATGCTGCCAGACTAATGGTACGGTCTTACCATGGTTATCTTTGAAAGCATCCTGTCGAATGGTACGACCATCTGTGCACTTCAAATCGTTTCTAGTCGCGTAACCACTAAAATCATATTTCTTCGGCATTTTTATTATCTCCTTCTAAAATATTTAACCAACCGTGTTGAATTTCCTCTTTCAACATATCATTTAATACTCGAGTGGCCTTTTTATTCTCGTTTTTACTATGATTCTCATCTCTAATCCAATTAATTACCGTGCTGGAATCTGGATTATCAGGTTTATATCCATTTTCTTTTAGAAGACTAGCCATCCCTTTGTTATTGGCTCTCGTCTTAGCTAATGTTTTTGGATAAAGAGTATGAAAATCATCAAGCATTTGAGAAGCAATTCCTTGATTTCGGTGTTTTGGATCGACTACTAATTCCTCTAATAGAACAAATCCTTCAGGACGACCGCTCTCACGTAGAAACCCCACTGTCTCCCCTTTGACCTTGGATACGAAACAATGTCTCTCATCTCGAATGTTTTTCTTGATTAGTGAAAGTTTCTGATCTAATACTAAAAACTTTTTGTCCTTTTCGGATAATCCATTAAATAACCGAGTAATTCCTTCAAGATCAGCTTTTTTAACTTTTTGAATCGTAATATCACCTTCTGAATGGGCCGATTTCCGAAAGCCCCAATGCATTCCTTTGACGCCATAATGATTTAAATTACTCTGAGACGTGGCGTCGTCTTTCTCAGAGTTCTGTGGTTCCAATGATTGATCCGTTCCTGGTTCGGGAGCATTTATATTTTTGTTACGTAACTCATCAGCTTTGGGATCATCTGAAGGTTTAAATCCGACAATTCCACGTACCTCATTCGATGAGAGAATCTCATTTCGAGTGAATTTGTCGGCTATATTAGCTAAATCCGTCACCGGAACAAGTTTGAATGCATCTCGGAAGAATACAATGGATTGTAGTTGAGAACGAGCCGTCCTGGTTAGGAATTTTCGTTTCATTTCATCGATGACCGCCGAGAGAAGTGGTTCGACTGTTCGGTTCGAATAATTTAACATAGTCTTCTCGTCCGCTGTGCCATCCAAGACAGCCATTGTGATACTTAATTGGCTATAAAGCATGCTCATTAAATATTCAATCTGCTTCATTAGATTATTCTCAACTGGACGATTCAACTGGGTTACCTTCTCCGTACTATCGGTGTAAGCGATACCATACTTAGATCCAGCCAACTGATCTTCGATATCTTGTTTTCGTTTGGCGGCCTGATCTTGTCGAGCCTGGGTCTTAAGAATGTAAGGCACCTGAACAATAATATCAAGTTTTCCAGATCCACTCTGCTCATCAATCACATCTAACAAATTGAGTTTCCGAATAAGACGTTGTAGAGTAGAGTTATGCTCGTTCATCACGGCATAGAATGGATTTTCAATAATGGCAACCATTTTTTTGGGTATAGTCATTTCTTCATGTTGTCCAACCTTCTCATTATATACCTTAACCCGGACGGCGGAGGGATACCATTGCATAATCTGGCCAACCCTCATTGAAGAAATATCATATGAGCCTGTGATAATAGGATTTGATGTTGTATCAGTCGGAACAATCGCCACACATCCCTCATCAAATAGAGACATAATGACATCCTGCATAAACGACCTTCCGGTTTGATCCAAATTGGGATCTAAGGTTAGACAGTTATTGAGTTCGGAGGGAATGACATCAATGTATCTCCCATTTTGATCTAACCGGACATGTTGGACCGTGATAGCCGCCACATCCAACGCTATACGATTGTAAATCGATGTTATAATGGAACGTTCGTTACTAGATCGCAACCGTCGTCGATCTGGTTTGGTGGTACTACTATATCCATTGACATAGTATGACTCAATTGGATTATTCGGGGTGGGATCTTTATTGAGAAAGACATTCCAAGCGTGCTTCAGACGCTTTCTAAACGGTTCGGGCATCCTTTTACCTCCTTAGGTATTAATAAGCCGATCCAAGAGAGATCCGGCGCCAATTCTTATCAGCTATTGTATTTGCAGCGATACACATATACAGATAAGAGGCATCCGATAACGTCTCGTATTTGCCCCCAACAGTACCATCTATCCCGCCACTCAATAACACAGCATCGCCGGCAAAAGCACCATTAGCCATCGTCTCGCCAATTGTAATAGCATTACCAATGACTCCTGCGACATCCGCAGTTATCTTTACATTATCGCCTTCCTCATCAGTAGCGCCTACACCTTGGGTGTCAGATGCAGTGACAGTGGCCACAAGGGCGGTTACAGCATCTGACGCGGCACAATCACCACCATTTTGAAGTTTCACCGCACTAAATATGTTAGTTTCAGCTGTAAATGTCTCAGTAGTAGCAATGTCATTGCCCGCTACGCCACCCACTAGAGCAGTGATAGCTAAGACATCAGCCAAGAACGCCTCATCACAGGTGACTAAAGGATGTGGATCATTATGGTCCGTACCTCTAATGGCCGCAATAACATTTGCTTGGGTATCGGCAAGGAGTGCTTCAACATCAATCTCACCATCAGCATTGGCTGTGCCGTTCGGAACAAATATGAATACTTTTGTGCCAATGGTCATAGTATCTGCAATTGTTGGATTTGTATCCATCGTCAAACCATCACTTGCCTTCACGGTAGCAGCGTTAATGTCAACTGCAATGTTTCCCTCACCTACAGTCAGCGCTACATCTGCAGCAAACTCATACGTATCTGAACCTGCAACTTCTGGATTGTCAATTGTCACGGTTTCACCATCGATAACTACACCGGATACCGCCAACACTTTGGACGCATTCACGGCATTGACAGGTGTGCCCTCGGGAACTTCAGTATAGACACCTTGTACTCCCTGTGGTCCTTGATCACCTACTGGTCCTTGATCACCTACTGGCCCTTGATCGCCCGCCGGTCCTTTTTCACCAGCACCCGCTTGTAAAGTATCAATAATTTCCTGTAATATTGTCCCTAAACCCATGGCTTTTGTGTAAACATTGATACGGTTTAGACGACCAATTTCTTTTGTTGTTAAATCTACTAATGCCATTTGAAATCATCCTTTCGTTTTACAAATTTAAACGATCTAGTACATACGATACGGCGGTATTCCCAATAATTAGGGTCTCCTTGACAGCTTCTTCGTGTGTCTTCCCCTCCTCCATTTTCTTACTAACAGTCTGAATCTGGTGGGATGATAACCGATTTTTACCCCAATCTTCGGCCAAATCTTTCAAGGTATATTTAGAATCCAGGGCAAATTTGTCCTTATAGAGTTGCTTCGAATAAGCATTAATCTCCTTTCTTGAATTAGGGGTTAACCTCTCAAAACCTATATTTCCAACCATAGTGATATGACGTGCCGTCTTTGGAATTATTGATCGGTCATAGGCTTTAAAGATTTCTGAGGCCGATAAATCTCGAACATAAGTCTCACCAATAGACTTCTTAGTATTAAATAAGATTAAAGGGGCCTGGGCCTTAAAAGTAGACAATCGGATGTCATTCTCATCAGGAATCGCGTCATATCCTTTCTTGGATAATCGGTTGTAATATTTTTGAATAACCTTACCATTTTGAGAATTCGTTCCAAGGGCTAGAGAATCATTAAATTTTTCATACATCGTCGAAACATGACCCTGATTCGTACTATCAAATTCATTAGAAGATTTTCGATTATAACGGGAAGCCTCATGTTCATTAATTAGAGCCATAACACCCTTACGATCGCTTTCATATAGGGCTTTAAACTCATCCATGCGAGCTTGTTTAGATGGAATTTTGATATCTTTTTTAGTGGTCATGGTCAATTCTTTAATGGTCATCTCGCCATTTTCTTTTAATAGAGAGGTTACGCGCATGCGCCCGAGTACACCTTTATAAAGATCCTTATCCGCGTTCTTATAGGAAGCATAAACACCCTTTGTAAATCCAGAGTTCGCATTGGTTGTGATTCGTTGAAATTTAGTTCCCTTTTTTAGGACTGTATCGGGTGCACGGGAACGATGGTGGCCCCAACGCATTCCGAGAACACCATAGTGGATTAAAAGTTCCTCTTCATTTTCCATTAAACATGCCCCCTTCTATTCAAAGGCTACCTTATTAAGTTTAAAAGCCACAAAAGCATCCATCATGGCTGACACGGGATCTACCTTCCGATCATATCGTTTCTTTAATAATTTACGACCCCCATTTGTATCCTCCAAAGTTATCGCATTACCCATAGCGAATACCATTATGGCCTGATCAAATAATAGCATTCTCTCTTCTGCTAATATCTTTAATTCCCCGAGAGGGACCGATTCGGTTTTCGTTCCCTGAATAACTTTCTCAATACCAAAAGGACCATTCTCAGACTCATACCGGGTCACGAACTCTTTAGCGTTATAGGGATCAAATCCAAAACACCGGACATCATAATCTGATTTGACTATGTGATCATCGAGATCCTCATACACCTCAATAACATCGAGGATAGTGCCCTCCATGACAATGAGACTACCTTCTTTGAGAAACTCTTCGTATTTCTGACGCATAGCACCCGGGAGTTTCATCAAGGTTAACGAAGTGATATAACAACGAGTCTTTACTCCATAGGAACCATTTGACAGGGGAAACAGAAATGTGAAAGCGCAGAAATCATCCCCTTGGGACAAATCCCCTCCAAGAGCACAAGGTAACCCCCAGAAATCCCGTTTACGGTGGGGTAGAGTTTCCGCATATGTGAAGAAATATGTGTATCCTTCCATTGGTAGACCAAATCTCTTGGCCAGAATATCATTCCTAGCTGCTGGGGCCTTCTCCGCCCGTTCAACATCCAATTGATATGTCTCGTAGGTAACAGTCAAACCGATGTTAGGGTTGGCTTTTACCCACATTCTTGGATCTTTAACTTCCTTAATATCATCGAGTTTATACCAGAAAATTGAAACATGTGGATTGACATACTCCCCTTTAAGAATGGACATCAATTCCATTTTGATATCATCACCACTACCATTTCGAACCGTTCCTTCGGAACTAGTGGCTATAATTAGATAATCATCGAGTTTAGAGGCTCCTTGTTCAATTGCTCCAATAACGTCCTCACGAATATCACCAGATAACCATTCATCCACGGTGGCTATTTTACATCTTAAACCCTGAAGTTTAGCTATGGTCATGGGGCGAACTTCAAGGAGAGAACCAGTAAGAAAATTTTCAATACCTTTTTTCGTAGATACTAATTTTTGACGATTAAATTTTGATCCAGTAGTATTATAGATAGAACCGGCCGTTAGAAATTTAAACAATGGGCCGCGCGATCGGATAATAGCCGTCCGAATTGGTGACATAACCTCCTCAGCCTGCTTCATGGTTGGCGCGGTAGTTATTTGATGAGTGGTCGACGTGTCAACATTCTCAAAATATGAATGAACGTCCGAATCATAGAGTGATTTGGCCGCCCCTCTCCCAACAATTAAATATTGTTTATTAATCAAACGTTTCTTAATCATTTTTCGAATAAATCGTCCGCCACGTTTGTTCTTAAAGGGATGGTAGACGCTTCTCTCCACATAGTAATACCATCCAAAGACTTGTTCTCCCCAAAGTTTGAAACTGTCAAGGAGGATTAAGTCACCCCCATCGGTCAGGGTCATTTCACTCTCACAGTATTGAATCCAACCCTCAACAACCCGATCATCATAATAGACCCCGGGGTTTGCGATAAGACTATCAATACGATTCATCTCCATAGAAATCTCGCGACAAACAGGGATGTCTCCTCTGATAACTGCATCCCGAAATTGAGCATAGTATTTAGGAACTGCGGTGTTCGATAGAGGCATTTCCGCCCCTCCTAATCATATGAAGTTATAAGAGTCCTCCGGAAATAATTTTCTTCCCAACGATGGTTACCCCCATGGCCAAAAGACCCGCGCTCGTCTGTTTGGCCTGACCCAGTAATAGTCCTTTAACAAATTTATGACCCCCACTGATATCGGCAGCCTTCAATTCCCGGTAGGTTTTTTCCAATTGCATGCGCTCATTGATTTTTTTGAGTTCGGCGTTAGACATAGCATGAACTTTTTTTTTCCGAATCTCGCGTTTCACATTCTCATCAGAACTTCGTTCGGATACGTGCCGTTCCTGCATCTGTCTGAATCTACGAATCCCCCATTTCATTCCGGGAATACCGAAGTGTTGGAGGAATTTGTCAGCTTGTTGCTTCCCGACAAATGTCAATTGATCCATAATATTCTCCTTTCTAAAAGAAAAAAGGAAGAGTGTATCACTCCCCTTAACTTAACTTTTGTACAGTCTTGAATCCTTTAATCGAATTCCAATTGTCGTGAACAGCATTCAATCCACCCATAACCCCAAACGTCACGGCTGTCGCTATACCGGCCTGCATTCCATTTTTTAAACTACCATTGTACTTTAATCCTTGATACAAACCAATCCCAGCGGCCCAAGCCGTTGTTGCTTTGTCTGTTATTGTAGATTGAAATCCCTCAACAAATATCTCCGTTGCGAATTTAACTTTGCAAATAGTCTCGTCGAAATTTTTCATTTTACATTCTCCTTTTTTGTTTTATTCCTATTACACTATTTGCAAATCTTGCGAGGTCGGCGGGGTTATTCAACCGCTGGGTAATCAACCTGGTTGTTGAGACGCCATTCTAGTTCTTGAGTGTATCGATTTAGAGCATCCGATACCGAGGAACTCGCTGGCGGATCAAAGATTAAACGGACTTTCAAGGCCATATAAGACTTGACACCCTCTAAATTTGTGACCTCACCTAGATAATCAGACCAGGTATCATCCTTATTCGTTATAGAAAATCCCTCTTCTGGACCGATCCCCATTTGGGTTAGCCCCATAAGAACTGAATTGATATGAAGGATAAGATCGGGATCGAAATGTGTATAATCCGATTCGATACCCATTAGTTTTTTTGTTGATTGGAGTATACTGTCTAGAACATTTGGTTCTTCGTCTGCCATTTTAAACGCCCCTTTATTAAATTCTACTTAGACCGTAACCAACTGCTATGGCTCCAGCAGATATTAAAAGATTCTTAGCAAAAGTTTCTCCCTGTTGCTGAATCGAGGCCGATCTAAATGATCTTTCTGGATTTTTGCTCATAAGATCTAATATCCTATTGGCCGCTTTCTCTCCTCTTAGAACATAAACTGTACCTAAATCGGTCTCAGCATCTTTGCCTTGGGCTTTAATTTTTTTAATAACTTTACTCCGCCTTCTAAAATCAGCCTCCGCTTTTGGAGTTATCCCTTTACGGCGACCCCATTTCATACCTAAAATGCCAAAGTGATATAAATTATTCGTTACTTCCAAGGACATGTGTCATTAGGCCTCCGTTCTATTGGTAATTGTGGTAATAGAGATTCTGATCCAAAGTGAATGGCATTATGAGTGTTGAAAGATGTACAAATGAGAAATCTTGGATCATATATTATAGGACGATCAAATCCGACATCTTCGATTGTAAGAGGATTCATATGATGAATGTAAATTATTCCGTTGATTTCATAATCCCTCATGCCGAGATCGCAACCATCATCCCGAATAATGATATTGTCCCGCGTTCGTCTCCAACGACTGGAAGTATATAAGATTTGATTCAAGTACCGATCGAAACCGAAGGTAGTCTCACCGACCATTCCGGTTAAACGTAAATATTGATACCTCTCCTCAAAAGTCGGTATTCTTCTTAACTCGGAGTACGTTCTAATCTTCATCTTGATCTATCCCACCATAGTTCTTCATTGCCTTTAGAGCATTTGCGTATAATTCCTCAACCCGTTTTGCCGATTGAAGGGCCTCGGTCTTTGCCTTCATAAGTTCATTTTTGGTTTTTAGACTCTCCTTCTCGAGATATCTATCCGTTGATCCTAATCTAAGATAATGGGAGATGACTTGTGATGATGCCGTGCCTGCAAGGAGTTGTTTCTCTGCCAAATCAACGGCCAAGGCGATCATCTGATTCTCTCGAGCCTCTGGTGTAGTGGCTGGAGGTCTACGTCTTGTTGACGGTGTAACATCCCCCTTGGGTTTTGACATATATTTGATCACCTCCTAGTTAGTTTTATGTGACTTTGGGGCACTTCCTAGACACTTTTTAAAGATTCCACGAGAGTTTAGACCGCTCATTAGAGGGCCTCTTGAAAGGAGAACCGGTCACCACTCCGGTTTTTGTTAAAACTCCCATGGAATCTTTAAAAAGTGTCCAAAAAATGTCCCTCGGAGCTTTTTTTAGG